GTGAATATAAACGTCGCAGATTTGTTAAACGGGAATTACATCCTGTTATTATTCGTGGTATTAGCGCTGGGGCTTTGTCTTGGCAAATTACGGCTGGGCTCTATCCAACTTGGTAATTCCATTGGCGTTTTAGTCGTCTCCCTCTTATTAGGGCAGCAGCACTTTAGTATTAACACCGACGCGCTGAATTTGGGCTTTATGCTGTTTATTTTCTGCGTTGGTGTTGAAGCCGGACCCAACTTTTTTTCTATTTTCTTCCGCGACGGTAAAAATTATCTCATGCTGGGGTTAGTGATGGTCGGCAGCGCGCTGCTAATTGCGCTGGGCCTCGGTAAACTCTTTGGCTGGGATATCGGTCTGACCGCCGGTTTGCTTGCCGGCTCCATGACGTCTACCCCGGTTCTGGTGGGTGCAGGCGATACCCTGCGCCACTCCGGGATGGAGGCCACTCTGCTGGCGCAGGCGCAGGATCATCTGAGCCTCGGCTACGCCCTGACCTACCTGATTGGTCTGGTCAGCCTGATCGTCGCCGCCCGCTATATGCCGAAGTTCCAGCATCAGGATCTGCAAACCAGCGCCCAGCAGATCGCCCGCGAGCGCGGTCTGGACACCGACACCAATCGTAAAGTCTATCTGCCGGTGATCCGCGCCTACCGCGTGGGGCCAGAGCTGGTTGCATGGGCCGATGGCAAGAACCTGCGAGAACTGGGCATCTATCGCCAGACCGGCTGCTATATCGAACGTATCCGCCGCAACGGCATTCTGGCGAACCCGGACGGCGACGCCGTCCTGCAAATGGGTGATGAGATTTCGCTGGTGGGCTACCCGGATGCCCATGCGCGTCTGGACCCGAGCTTCCGCAACGGTAAAGAGGTGTTCGACCGCGATCTGCTGGACATGCGCATCGTTACCGAAGAGATCGTGGTGAAAAACCATAATGTGGTGGGCCGCCGTCTGGCGCAGCTGAAGCTGACCGACCACGGCTGCTTCCTCAACCGCGTCATCCGCAGCCAGATTGAAATGCCGATCGACGATAACATCGTCCTCAACAAAGGTGATGTGTTGCAGGTGAGCGGCGACGCGCGCCGCGTGAAAACCGTCGCCGATCGTATCGGCTTCGTTTCCATCCACAGCCAGGTGACCGACCTGCTGGCCTTCTGCGCCTTCTTTATCGTTGGACTGATGATCGGCATGATCACCTTCCAGTTCAGCAACTTTAGTTTCGGCGTCGGCAACGCTGCCGGATTGCTGTTTGCGGGCATCATGCTTGGCTTCCTGCGTGCTAACCACCCCACCTTCGGCTATATCCCACAGGGCGCGCTGAACATGGTGAAAGAGTTTGGTCTGATGGTGTTTATGGCGGGCGTCGGCTTAAGCGCTGGCGGCGGCATTGGCAACAGCCTCGGCGTGGTTGGCGGCCAGATGCTGGTCGCGGGTTTGTTCGTTAGCCTGGTTCCGGTGGTTATCTGCTTCCTGTTCGGTGCTTACGTCCTGCGTATGAACCGCGCGCTGCTGTTCGGCGCCATCATGGGGGCACGTACCTGTGCGCCAGCAATGGAAATCATCAGCGACACCGCACGCAGCAATATTCCGGCGCTGGGTTATGCGGGCACGTATGCGATCGCAAACGTGCTGTTAACCCTTGCCGGTACGATCATTATCATCATCTGGCCAGGGCTAGGCGGCTAGACCTGACAGGGGAAAACAAAGAAAAGAAAATTTTTTTGCGCAACGCAGAACTTTTCCTCAGGGTGCGAGTCTTAATTAGTGCCACTGCTTTTCTTTGATGTCCCCATTTTGTGGAGCCCATCAACCCCGCCATCTTTGGTTCAAGGTTGATGGGTTTTTTGTTGCCTGAAATAAAATCCATATATAATCAATAGGTTACACATCACCAAAATGCCACTTGGCGACAAAGTGGCGACATATATTTTGGCATCACCATCTAAAGGCATCCCATTGCCTGAAGTGCTCCGTATTAGCATGGCAGAAACCATCAAGATCAGGAAATAACGTGACAGCTCTAATGTCGAAAGTGCCCTCTAAGGAATTCAAAAATTTTTGTTTAAGATCCGCAGTGATGGCTATCGGAAGATAAGCTCCTTCTCTTTGGTCAAAATCTAAACTCCCCATTTTATGATCGCTTACTACGCTGTACATGAACTGTGCACTTTGTGCCGCGATTCTTTTCGTAACAGCAGGTGGCTCCCACGTAGTAGCACCCTCGTTACTTTCACCGTCTATAAAAATTTTGTCGTAGTCCCGTTCCTCCGCTTCTCCCTCCTGCCCGCCGATAAAATCTGTGTGGATACCAAATAAAAGACCTGTTTTGCCTTTTTCCGAGTTGCATGCAAACCATAGAGCAACCAGAATATTCCTTGAAAAGTCGATTAAGCGAGTGGCAGCACCATGATGCTGGAGCTTTGCCAGAACCTCAAAATCGGCCAATCTCCTGCCATCCTCATATCCATAACCTCTGTGACGCGCCCTTTTTAATAAATCCATTTCATAGTCACGCATCTTCCTTTCAGTGACCTTACGGCGACCTAAATTCAGCCTGCGATAAGCGGCACTATGAATTGGCCAGTCAATATCTCCCTGCCCCCGCCATATATGAATAACCGACATTCGAGAGGAAACCCCTTCGGCTATTTTGATAAGTTCTGCCACGTTCGAAGGTGCCTTAACCCTTCCAAATAATTTAGTTTCAATGATTTCCACCGATGCTCCCTCATTAATCTTTTCCATTGATGATACATAAAATGGTAACTAACTAAAAAACGGTTTAAACCAATACTTTTTTCAGTTTCTGAAAATCAGGTGAATGCTCTGCAGCCTGCGCCCTCACTGAGTTCGCGGGTTTTTCTTTCTCCAGCCGCCAGACGCTTTTTGATCTTCTCAAACGCACGTAAAATATATTTTTCCCTTAAATTTCATTGAGTTGATTTTTTACTTAGATCCTCCGCAGATCCTTCAAACTGAAAATTACTGAAATTCTTTTCAATCTTTTCAGTTTCCAATCTCAGCAAAGCCGCCAGCACTGGCGCGGGCTGGCGATATGTTTTGAAGAAAAATCCCACTGAAAAATTTTTACGATCCAAAAACCGCAGGCGGGTGCGGTGTAGCGCCGTTTTCGTCGTGGAAAGATTTATTTTGTCACGCTCAGGCGCAGCCAGCGCTGCGCGGTGCGCATGATCTATTTCAGGTATCCCGTTGCGTTGTTTTGGCTTGTGAGTGCGGCAGGTTGCGTTCTGTGGGCTGTATGGCGGGCATAAAAAAACCCGCATTACGCGGGCTTTCATTTACGGCGTGAACTACTGGCCAATGACTGGCGCATACTTGCCGTTAAGCTGTTCAGCCTTCTGACTGGCTGCACGTATAGCGCTGGCGTTCTCCGGCGCGCCTGTATTGCTGTGGGTATGGCTGGCCGTTTGTTCTGCCAGCTGCGCCACGACATCCAGAGTATCAAGCATCAGTTGGGCGATGTTCACACTGCCGGAACCAATCCAGACCACAGGCGCAATAATCTGCTGCTGCACTGCCGCCACGCTTTTGCGAATTTCCCCAATCTGCTCTGTCAGACTGCCGGCAACATTCACAGCCTGATCGCCAGCAATCTTCATTTCAGCATTGCCGCTGACATTGGCCAGCCAGTTTCCCTTCACCGCCTGGCTGTAATTGCCGGTACTGATTTGCACAATAGCACCAGCCATCAACGTGGCAGCGCCCAGAACCGTGGTCTTGTCCGTCGCCTTAATTGTGGTGTCACGGCTTACCAGCTCGCGCGATTCTGTATCGGCTTTGATATTCCTGGCCATTGACGTTTCACTGATCGACTGGTCAGTCTGGCGCACCCAATCCCCCGACTGTGTGACGCGCTGCGATACTTCCGCACGCTGCTGCTGCAGCTGCTCCCCCGGTTTCACATCCGGCAGGCTGTTCCCTTCCGGCATGGTCTGGCGGATAAACGGCTTATCTGCCCGGCCTCCGGTAAATCCCACTTCAACCAGCGTCCCTTCTGGCGGAAACTGAAACATCCCCGAATCATTCCCGGCCATCGGCACTGGCAGCGGCACGGCGTTATAAACGGGCGTCTGCTTATCCGGGTTGCCGTCTGCGTCAAGCAGCTGCACGTTTACCGCATAGCGCGGGCGGAACGGATCGGCAAAATTACCACTGCTTACCGCTTCCGTTGGTGCCAGCACCCTGGCGAATTTCGGCAGGTGCAGACCTGCAGCCAGCTCCGGGTACTGGCTTTCAACCTGGCGCTGCAGCGGGCTTTTTTGCAGCGGTTCCCCCGTGGCTTTGTTGCGCGGCGTCCAGGTAACATCCATCGTGTCGTTATTCAACTGGATACGCGTCACGCGCTCGCCGTTCATTTCCACGCCCGGCCGCAGACTCTGAACAACCGGCAGTGTCATGGTATTGCCACCGGCCGCGCCCTGGCTGAACTCTGCCGGAATATCCACGGCTTTACCGGCGAATAATGACAGTTCCGCACCGCCAACATATAAACCGCCATCCGGCAGCTGATACCAGATGTAATCCGTGATACCAAAGGCTTTGCCAAGATTGCTTAAAAGCTGGTAGCCGCTGCCACTATGGGTGAAATGCGGGATCGGTTTATCTGAATATTCCGCATCCGGCACAGTTACCGTAATGCCGCTGTTCTCTTCCAGCCAGCTGGCCACTTTGCGCAGCGTCGGATGCTGAAACGAACATGGCCACGACTTTTCAAAGACGCCGACCAGCTCACGAACAAACAGACGTTGAAAGCCGTTTTCTGCCGGTTGCGAGCGCTCAACATAGCCGGTGAACCAGCGCAGGATCAGATCGGTGTAACCCACGTCGAGGCGCACCAGCCTGCCGGTATAGTCCTGGGTAGTCTGTGCCGTAATGAACCCACGGCCGCAGCTGTTCAGCTCCAGCACCAGTTTTGCATCGGCAATATGAACTTCATCACTGGATAAATAGAGTCGTTTAACAGGTTTCATGCTTACCCCAGCGCATTATTGACCGGCTTAAGCACTTTGCGTTCAAACCACGTCATTTTCTCTTCATCTTCGGCGGCATCCTGCCCGCCCCCGGTTCCCGCCCCGCCTGCAGTCTGCTTTTTGGCAGTGGTTTTGCCGTCTGCCCTTGCCTCTCGCTTTTCCTGGACGCTGATATGTTCCGTTAGCGTAAACGTCACCAGCCAGGCCATTTTCCCATCCTGCTGGGGTGCATCGATCGTTCCCGTAAATGTTGCCTCACGGAAATTAACCGCCCGCGCCATTTCATGGGCTACGCGGTATTTCTGCCGCTGGCCGCTGCTGTCGGTAGCCGTTGCCAGTTCGAAAACACGCGAAAGCACGTCACGCGCTTTGAACGGGATTTCTCCCGATACGCGCAGTTCTTTGCCTTTGACGCCCTGCTCTGATTTCGTCGTGGCGCTGGTCTGGCCGGACTGGTCTTTATCCTGAAATTGCTGCGTAAGCGTGACACGCATATTTTTCAGCGGGATCGCTTCGCCATTAAGCGCCAGCGTTGTAATCGAGGTCATGAATCATTCCTTTTATCCCGTCGAGGTTATCCCCGACCAGCATCATGGCTGCAGTGTGAACGGCAGATGGCAGCGGAATATCTTTCACCAGCGCCAGCAGGCTTGTGGCCAGATCCCCGCTGGCCGTAAATACCCACGCCCTGGCTGATTTTGTTTTCAGGTCATCCAGACCGATGGCAATCTCCTGCATTAACCCGGTGCGCAGCTGCGCAAAATCATCAAGCTGCTTTTGCAGCGCATCCATATCAACCGGCAGCGCCGCATCTTCCTGGGCTTTCTTTACCGCTGCAGCGGCCAGCGCCGCCCGATTTGTTGGAACCGATAACGGCATGGCCACCGGCAGGCCACCATTTAACCCGGCCGGGATTTGCATTTTTTCGCTGGCCAGCTGCGCGGCGGATTGCGCCAGGCGCTTAACCTGCGTGAAAGCCGGTGCGGGAAATACATCAACCAGCTGGCTTAGGCTGTTCATAAAGCTGTCATGCGACTGGCTAGCCACCATCAGGATCACAACGTCAGAAGCGCCGCCGATACCGGCCGCTTTTTCAGCCAGGTAAGCCACGGCATTGGCTGGACTGAGATAAGCGCCGTTTTCCGTCTGCTGCCCCAGCCCATAAACCCACGGATGCGCCGGGATAATTGAGCAGTTAACCGCAGCCAGTGAATCGGAAAACGCCAGACGGGCTTCACGCCACATAGTCGCCAATCTCCGGCCAGGTGATATCCGGCGCTGAATCCGCAATAACCGCAGTCACCGCATCAATATAATCAAGCGTACCATTCACTTTTTTCTTTTCTTCATCGGTCAATACACGCTCCATTAATAGTTTTGTTTGTAAAACAGAAATGGATTGTTGCGCTGCATTAACTAAATATTGTTTTTGCGCTTCGGCAGCAGAAACGGCCGCTTCATGGGATGCCTTTTCATCCAGCACCCATTTTTTACCATTCCATACATAAAAATCACCTGGACGCGGAAGAGTTGTTGTATTCGCTGGTAGCGCACCCGGCTTATTTATATAAACAGGCTGGCCGGTTTCGGTGTCATAAACTGTCTGCCCTCGGTGGTCTTCCTGAATACTCCATTCTTTTTTATTTAAATCAAAAATGGCCACATTACCAGCTGGGCATTCTGGCGGTTCAATATCGGTAGAATTGGCAGGTAATCCCGTGAATGGTTGAATATAGGCATCACTTGCGCCAATAAATTCTTTTGTATCCGCGCGCAGATTAAACACTTTAATTAATTGCGCCGTAGCGCTCATTTTGAATGACATTATGCCAGCCTCACGATGTAGTTATATGCGATGTTTTTAACTGTGGTTTCCACGTTCCCGCTTTCATCAATAATGATTTCATGCCCGTGCGACCCAAGTTGCACAATGTGGGCATGACTGCCGATATACACAACGTGGGCATGCACGCCATCAACAGTCGTTGCCAGACCGCTAGTCCATACCCCTGTGCTACCCCCGGATACGTGATTGCTGTTTGACCTGGTCGTTGGGACACTGGCAGTTAATTTGTGGCTGTGCCCTTCGTCTTCCTCAGTGGTTTTCGACCCGTAATCAAACTCTTCCGTTAACTTTGTGCCCAGGTCGGTTTCTGCAATCGTTGCGCTGTGGCCATGTTTTTTGTTGCCGTCCTCTTCATAAGACAGCACTTCACGCCCATCCGGGCGACCCTTAATAGTCTGGCCGCGCATATCGGGGATAATGCCATCAGGGTAGGCAGCGCCCAGCAGTGGATATACCAGCGGATCAAACTCCTGCCCCCACATCAGCGCCCATTTTTTTGGCGGCGTATTGGTTGGCCAGGGCTGCGGGATACCCACCGGCAGCACATCATTGATATCCATCGCGGCCAGCTCACCCAGCCCCAAATCATCATTTAGCCCCTTTGGCCGCAGGTCGGTAATATTGCCTTCTGCGTCGATACTGGCCAGCGCGAATACGTAGTGATTCTGGCCGTCTTCCTCGTAATCGGTCAGTTCATTCGCAACGGTGATTTTACACTGAACACCCCAGACGCTGGTCAACGTTCCCGTCCAGCACACATCCAGCCAGACTTTGGCGGGCATCTGAACATCAATATTTGCATCACCCGGCAGATCGGCGCGCAGGCCAGCGACATACCCCGCTCCCTTATTGACATAAAACTGCCCATCACGCTGCGCAACCAGCCAGCCATCACCAAAAAACGCCGCATCGCCGTAAAGGTCGATATTTTCAATGCGCTGGCGGTCATCCATCGCGCCCAGGCGGGCAGTGAAATCAATCTGCCAGGTTTCCGCTGGCGTCGTGATGGCCGTCGCCGTTTTGGCACCGCTGTATTCCATCAGCATGGAACGCACCAACACGTTACCCTGCTGGCCTGCTGCATTCTGAATTTTGCGCTGCGTTGGCACATGAATCACCATGGCCAGCACACCCGATTCACGGTTAATCAGGCCAATCCAGTTAAAATCAAAATCGCCAATATCTGCGCCGATAGTCACCGAATAAGTCACCGCGTTATCATTAATAACGCCAAATTGACTTACATCCTGCCGATGCACAATTTTATCAACCGCTGGCAGTGTTTCATTCACATCAATAGGCTTGTCATAATCCAGCCCCGGAATATAAGCAAAAACAAACTCATCCAGCGTGACAGGGGTATTATTAATCGCCTGCTGCGCTTTCCAGTCCTGAAATGCTTTTGTGATAGCAACCTGTGACATAAAAACCCCTAAACTTTCGCGCTGTACACTTCGCTTGATTTATTATTCATATCGTTCAGGCTGGCGGGGTAACAAATATAATCCCCCTGATACCAGCCAACACCAATCTTTAACGCCTTTGTCGTAATAACTTCAAACCGATAGCGGCGGCAAGTGCGGCCATATTTGCGGATAATTTCCAGAAGCAGATCGCTATTGTCTGCAATCTGGCTATCCGTAACGCGGACAATAATGACATCCCAATCCTGCCCGTCCTGCCGTTCCCGCAGCTCAACCTTGCCAATGCCCAGCCGTTCAAATATCGCGATAAATCCAGCGACGGAACCGGCATCACTCGCATTAATAAAGGCGTAGGCCACGCGCTTGCGGAACAGCTCCAGCGGCTCACTATCAAACCGGTTAATATCACGGTCATAGGCCAGCAGGTTTAAAAGCGGTTCCGGGCAGACCAGTGGATCAAACTGATTAACCGGCCAGACAATCCAGCTGTACACCTCTGCCCAGAATCGACGCATGACGGCCAGCAGCTTGCCCGGCTCGCCTTTACTCATCCAGAACGGCAGCGCCATCCCGGCCATTTTTTTCAGAAAGTCAGTCATTGGCCAGCTCCACAGATAGTGAGGCAAGGCGCGGAACATCCAGCCCGCTGGTAATGTCTTTCAGCGAAAATTCAACGGAATCCGTCTGTGGAAACTGCCGGTGAATCTCGCGCCCCAGCTGCGAGAAAGAAAACCGCGAATATGGCCACGTTTTTTTCACGTCAAAATCCGTGTTTTCCCTGAATGCGCAACGGATCAGGTTTTCTACCCCCGTTTTTAGCGCTGCAGCGTCCTCCGCCGTCATGTTGCTAATGCTGGCCACATAAACCGTCACCGCCAGATCGTGACTGGTTTCCGGCATGGCAAAACACTGCAGGTCGTCACCGTGGCCATGATTGCCCTGCGCGTTGATATAGTCATTTACCGAGTCAATGAACGGCGCAGATGCTACGCCCGAATCTAGCAGCAGATAGGCATTGGCCGTTCCCGCCCCACGCGGGGCATCATGCTCAAAGAAAATGCGATCGATACTTAACGCAGTAACAGCGGCAATCATTGACCGGTAAACCGCGTCTGTGTGGTAATTCCCTACCAGGTTAAACTGATTGCGGCAGCGCTCGCGTAATTCGTCGTCGCTTTCCTCGTCTGCCCCCGGCTTTGTCAGCCAGTCTTCTTCACTCTCCACCTGGCTGATACCATCAACGGCCACCGGCAGAATGCGGTAATACCCCGGCGCTAAGTTATACGCGCCCCCGGTTTCCGTCGCCTGCACAGCGATCAGCGCGCTGGCCGTGCCAGCCGGGATCACGACATCGGCCACCGTGGCCAGCACGTACACTTTCCCGTTAATTCGCTCAGTCTGCACCAGCGTCCCGGCCTTGACCGTTGTCGCCGTTTTGGCATCAGACTTGATAAAACGGATCACACCCTCGGCCGCGCTGGCGGGCTTCGCTGTCACGTTCACCGCCCAGGCCAGCAGGCGCAGAAGCGCGCCGCCTGCCGTGGCAACAAACATATTTGTCAGCACTACCGCCACAAGGGCATCTTTCAGCCACATCACTGGCGCGGTCACAATCGCGGTAATCAGACGCCAGAAAGGCGACATGCGGGATGTATTCGTTACCATCCCTTCATCGGCCACGATGGCATTAAAGCGGGCTTTCACTTCATCTTCCGTCACCGGCATTCCGCTGGTTTTCAGAACCTCTTCAAAATCTACCTGCGGCTTTTCCGTCATAAATCCACCCGTGAAGAAATGCTGCCAAAATCGTAAGTGCTGGCCGTTACCCAAAGTCGCGCCTGGCTTTCTTCGCTAATCGCCGCCGTTCCCGGCACAATGCGTTCATCACTTTCAATCAGTAATTCCAGCTGTGTGAAAATATCCGCGCGCATCGTCGGGCTTCGTTCCGCAATTAATTGCGTAATCAGACCACTTTCCAGAATGGAATGAACAATATCCTGCCCAATGCTTTTGCGGTTATTGCATAATTCAGGTTCATTACCGGCATTAAGAACAAAATCACCGTTTTCAATAAGCAGATCGATATAAAGTAATTCACTCATTAATTCAGCTCCTGCCATTCCATTAATTGCCCCGGCGTCATTGCCTCTTTAGTATGGAAATGCACTTCTCCGATTTTTCGGCTGTTATCCGTCACCGCTTTTGAATTGCTGCTGATTGTTTTATTGATGCCACCCGGTTCAATGCCTTTCAAATCACCGCCCGTCGAAAGCGTATTAGTTAACGGCGAAGCGTTATCGCCTGCCGCTGAAATATTTACGTCGGGAATTTTATTCAGTTTTTCAACAATCCAGTTCCACGATTGCAGAAAACCGCCTTTAATGGTCTGCCAGACATTGTCGAATAAGGACACAATACCGCTGGCCATTCCGCTTAATGCCTGAACAGGTGAAAAGCCGGTCAGCATCGCAACAAAGTTATTCCAGCCATCAGTGATAAATTTCCAGGCAGTATCCCAATGCTTAACCAGCAGATAAACACCTGCCGCCAGCGCCGCGATGGCACCAATAACCAGCAGAATCGGCCAGCTCATGAAGTTGATTGCGGCACCGGTTAAAATAGCCTGCATTCGCACTGCAATCAGGATCCCGCGCATAGCTTTCATCGCGCTAGCCCAGGCCAGTTTTGCTTTTGTGTTAAGCCACGTCCAGGCGGTATCAATTTTCGTGACCGTTGTCAGCAGCTTCCAGATACCAGCCCACCCCAGCATGATGAACTTAGAAACACCGATAACGATATTGGTCATCGCCCCGACAGCAGCAAAGCCCAGCAATGCCATTGCCGCATACCCAATCACGCGCGCAATGTTGGGAAACATCTGCATCCAGCGGGCAAAGGTCTGCCCCATATCCGCCAGGCGGTTCAGCACTGGATACAGCACCGGGATCAGCGTCAGGCCAATGACGGTTTTAATCGCCTGCAGAATGGCCACAAAGCGATCCCACGGTTTAACCAGTTTTGCAGCCATTTCCTGGGTGCGTTTCAGGCCATCAGAGCCGCCCAGCTCCGTGATATTCCGCTGCAGCACGGCAACATTGCCGTAAAGATGCTTAATGACTGCAGAACTATCACCAAACGCGGCATCAAGTTCCGCCTGTGCTTTCAGGTTTCCTTCCAGGCTCTTGCCGTATTTACCCTGCAGCTTGATCAGCATTTCAGGCAGGGACAGCATTTTGCCGGTGGAGTCCGTGAACGACAGCCCCAGCTTTTTCGCGCCATCGAGCGCGCCAGTCATAAAGCCCTCGTATGCGCTGCTGGCTTCCGTTCCCAGCGTCCTGTTTAGCTGCCCCAGCACGGCCAGCTGTTCATCCAACCCGACGCCGTAGTTAGTACCCACGCCGCGCGCGCCTTCCATCAAATCTTTGATAGTGGACATTTCCGCGCCAAAGGTTTTGCGCATGTACACCATCTTGCCCGCCAGTTGTTCCGCAAACTGGACTTTGCCCAGGCGTTCCGCATCGGCGGAGAAGTTGCCAAACATTTGCCCCATAAACTCCGCCGTATCGGCGGCAGTCGATTTAAGAGCAAAGGCCAGGGTATTGGCGACTTTCGTCACTTTCGGCAGCTCCTGCCCCGTCAGGCCAGCGATCGACGCGTTTATACTTTCCGTGGACTGAACAAACGCTACCGCGCTGGCGCCGTAGGTCGTGCTGAATGCCAGGGCATCACGCTGCACCGTTTTCAGCGCACCATCATCAATGCCTTTTGCCGATGCATCGCTGATCGCATCAAACATTTCGATGGCAGGCGACAGCGCACCCTTAATGGCCATACCGACACCGACCAGCCCCAGCACACCACCGCCAATCTGCTTAAATGCCGCATTGGATTTTTCAGCAAAGCCCGTGACATTACCCTGCACCTGTTTTAAAGGACGCGATAATTTGTCAATCAGGCTTAATGTAAAATCTAACTGTTTCATACAGTACCTTTAAATGCGGTATTAATTCCGTTGGCTATGGCAATCGACATATTTTCCCAATAACGATTATCCAGCCAGATAGCGGCGGCAATATCATCAACGGAATCATCACCCTGCGGTAAATAATGGCGGCGTAAAATTAAATATTGTTCGAGTCCGTTACCTTCAATTCCACGAACCCGCTTACTTAGTTTTTTACTTCAATTTCCAGTTCAGGCGCATAAATCTCATTCACCTTCCCAGCAAGCTGAAGTGCAGCGCCCGGACGTTTTAAAATTTCCGCCAGCGCTTCTTTACTTTCTGGCGCAACAATACGATTAAGGTAGTTATGCGCAGGCGATACTTTGTTATCCATCGCCATTTCGTTAATAAATTTGTTGTAGGCGGTCTGGTTCGGTTCAAAAACAATATCCACACCACAAACTGCCAGTTTAATTTTTTCCATTTAATAAATTCTCTCGTAGATTAATTTCATCGACTAACTGGTTATGACGCGCAGCGCACTGCCCGTATATATCCAGATAAATAATTAACAGCTCTGCAGCGTCACGCCCCGTTGTACCAGTCAGGCGCAGCAGCTGTGTGGTGCACTTAGTTTTCAGGTTTTCCTGATAACGCACGTTCGGTACTGGCTGCGGCGTCGTTGTACATGCTGACAAACTCAGCAGACAAACAAACATTGGTAAATACCGGCTTAACCACTTCGGTGCGTATTTCACGCGGTGGCGCATTTTTCAAAGCCTCCAGCTGGTTTTCCAGTTTTCGCCCGGAATCGCTGGCCGCGTCCGCCAGCTGCTTGCCGGTGGCGGTGGCCGTCTTGCTAATGGCCAGATCGATACTGTCACGGTGCCAAGTGGCCACCTTCCAGCCACAGACAAACGCCAGCACGCAGAGGATTGCAGCGAGCACGGCCACACGGTTCATCAGCGCACCCCGTTATGTTCCAGGCTAAAGTGATTGCCGTCAGGGTTGGATTTAAAGCGCCCGCCCCAGCTGCCGCCGATTGACTCCCAGTATTCACCCAATGGCCGGTAATCCTCGGTGCGGGTCATATACTGGCCGTTAATGAACAGATTCAGGTCAATTGCCAGGCGCTTTGTGTGCAGGCTATTCGCAATGCCCGTTCCTTTCTTAGCATTGAGCGCCGCACATTCTGGCGTTCTTTGCGCCTCACCAAAGGTCACACGATATCCGCGTTCATCAGCCCAATGGATCAGATTGGCAACCATCACCGCAAATAACTGCTGTTTTTCACTTAACGTCATTTTCACCGCTCCCTTTCTTTCCTGCCGCCCTGCGGCGGAGATAAATTTCTACGGACTGATAACCGGCAATAGCCAGAATCGTACCTAAGCTGTTAACCGCTAAAGGGCTGGCATCGGGTATCTGAAACAGCACAGCGCCCGCGGCCGTCGAGACCAGACCACCCAGGATCAGGCGACCAAAGAACAAGCGCGGCGTAATAACGTCATCGCTGGTCAATAGTTTCCCGAGTGCGACCATCAGGCCGATAGCAATAAGGGTGTAAAGGCTCTTTTCATGTTCCTGCATCCCTGCCCCTTAACCGATCAGGTTTTCAGTGGCTTCCGCTTCCAGATACGGGACGCCGTTGATATTCACGAATTTCGGACTGGTCACGAAATACTTAATTTTGTGCGTGGTGACGCTGCCGCCCTTCGGATCGATATCCAACAGATTGGACAGCTGCAGCTTATTGCCGAACGTTTCCACCTTGATTTCCTCACTGCCGGCTTTGGCATAAAAGAGAAAATCAACCGGCGCAATACCGCGCCACGAACCGGCCGCGCGGGCTTTTGCCGTCAGCACCTGCAGCACCTTAGTGCTGACTTCAATTTCACCTTCCGCCGCCACGTCGCCATCAGTGAAGCCATCAGGCACACCACGGGTCTGCGCAGCAGCGGTGTTATCCGTGATATCGAGAGAAATTTTCTCGATATGGATAAGATCGCCATCCAGATAGCAGTCAAACGACTGGCCGGAAATGCGTTTGCTCATGCGGTAGCCTCCAGGCTGGCATCCAGCATCAGATTGATAGTGATCTGCAGCGGCACTTCATACGTGCGCACCACAATGTAAATATCCACCGCCTTTTTGCTCTTCCAGACAATCGTCACATCCCCATCCTGCGGCGGCTTCACTTCTCCAGGGAACGACACGCCGTTAATGCTGGCAGCGGTGGACATTTCGCGCAGAGGCTTCATGAACAGCGACTGATTGGCCGCAATGCTGCCCGGTGTACTGTTCAGCGCACGATCGGCAATTTTGCTGATAGCCAGCAGGCGGATACGGCGCGCGGCTTTATCGGCAATGCGCAGCGTTTCGATGGATTGATAATCCCCACCTTCAACGTCCAGGGTGCGGCCATCAGCCCAATAAAAGCCGTCGTAATCCGGATACCACATCGGCACACTAAATCGCTGCGCTTCCAGCGCCTGCAGCGTGGCCAGCTCCAGCACTTCACCGGCGCCATCCAGCGGCAATTCATCACTGCCCAGACTCACCAGCGCGCCGGTTTTTACGCGCGCCGGGCTATCGGCAATAGTCACAGCACGATTGCAAAGGCGACCAGCCAGCACGGCGGGATCGTTACCCCACAAACGCGGAACAAGCTGAACGGCCTTTTCTGCAATACCGTCCTGCAGCGTGGACATACGCGCCAGGTAATCCGCCTGCGCTTCATCTTCCTGCATCCCCTGAGTGGCCAGGATGAACCATACCCAGCGGCCAAACTTCGCAATCAGTTCAGAGCGCAGGGTAACGGCCTGGTTAATGGTGGCTTTCGTCGAAACATCATCAGACAACAGCACCCCTTCAACCGAGCAGGAAGCCTGCGCCGCCTTCACCGCGTCCACCCATGCATCCGGCCCGGCATCATCGGCCAGCACATGGACGAACCCCCACCAGTTCTGGCCAGCGTTCGCCATCGCCACCATCACATCACTTTTCAGCTGGCTGTCACTTTCGCCCAGCAGCTTGTCAAAATCGCTCTGGGTGTTCACCGCCAGCGTTTTGCCTACGTTCACAGCGCCTTTCCCGACAAACAGCACACAGCGTTCAACTTCGTTAGTCTCGCCCTGCAGCTGGTTAATCTGGTTAACGCCAACATTTGGCCAGGTCATGCTTTCCCCTTAATATCCTGCGCGTTCACGTTCCAGCCGTAGCCAATGGCCTGCAGCTGCCGCGCCAGCGCTTTGTTAAATTCATCATCTGACATCCCGAGGAACACACGGGCAGGCAGATCGATTGTCCAGCTGGTTTTCACCGCTTTACCGCTCAATTTCCTGATCAGTAGCCCAGCCTGGTCATAAGGCATTGAGGCGGTTATTTCGCCCAGGGTAGGCTTTTTCCAGCGCTTCCCCCTTCGTACCCGATATCCCAGCGCGCGCAATTTCTTTGCCTGCGCGGCCGTCGCCAGTTTTCCCGGCTTGCCTTTCTGCGACTGGCTGGCGCGATTTACCCGCACATGCATCCCATTTTGTTGGGCATAGCCCACGGTACCAGCGGGTACAGGTTTTTCCCCGTTCCGGTAGCCTCCACCCTGCAGGTAGATTCTTACCGCCTGCATTTCCGGCATTTCCCGGATATGCAGCAGCTTCGGCATATTGCGCAGCATCTTCCCTTTGCGCTTTGTCTTACGCCCCGGCCACGCAGTACCATCCGGCGCGGCCTGATTGCGCACATTGCGCTTTGCAGCGGCGATAACGCCATATTTGGCCATTCGCCACAGTAGGCGCTGGCGCTTGCGCGGCGGCAGTTCCATGTTCGCCAGCGCCTTGCGCAGCTCTGCCAGCTGCGTTTTATTCAGCTCGCCGCCCGCTATCATTCCGGCTCACCGAGTGGCGCACCGGCCTGATCCACGGCATAAATATTGCCAGTGACTGCAGTCCAGATTTCTGTGCTGGCCAGTGACCAGCGTTTACCCTCCCACGGAATAACGCCGTTTTCGTCCTCACGGATCACCAGCTCTTCCGCCATTGGCACGGTAAGCACGATAGTGGCCGTTTCTTCGTCCTCCACCGTGACATCCCACTGCGGATCGGTTTCCGTTATCCCGACATCATCAAACAGGTTGCGATCGGCCTCGTTCAGCCACACGGCCATCAGCGCCATCAGCAGCTGCGGCGCGCACAGCCGATACGGGAAACGCTCCCAGCTCAGCACCGCGTCATAACGGATTACCGCCAGGCGGTACTGCTCCAGCCCCAAATCTTTGGCGGCCGGTATGAACTCCATTTCATCCAGCACACTGTCAAAGCGCTGCATCGCGCGGGCTGGCACGTTCTGCCGAAAAAACGCGGTCAGGCTTTCAAGCTGCGTTTGTGTCTCGCTCATACCTTTTTCACCGTTGCCCGTTTAAGCCCTTTCATGCGACGGATCACCACCGAGGATTCCGCCAGCAGCCCGGCGCGGGTTTCCTGGCTTTCCTGCCCTGGATGGCTATCACGCCGCCCCACCGTGGCAAATTCGCCCATTAAATCCGCCTTTCCCCTGGCAAACACCGCTTTGGTGTACTGTGCGCACAGGCCATTCAGCCCGGCCATTGTTACCCCTGGCACATCTGCCGCCAGGGTGTAACCCTTCGCGCGCCAGCTGGCTTCCACGTTCTCCAGCTCCGCATTCACCTCCACTGCGGCAGCAAGTAGTGCCTGTGCGACAGTGGCGGCATCAATATCAACCGGCAGCGCCCGCTGCGCCTGAAAATCCTTTAGATTCAGGTCTGGCCAAAAGCCGTTATTCGTCAGCGGTTCATCCTGGTAATCCAGCGGCTTGCCACTAAACATAAATCCCCCGAAAAAGGCGGGCTGGCCGGTTTCCACGGCGCAGATGCACGGTCTGTGCGCTGCCCTCCACCGCGCCCGCCTGGCTTGCGGTAGTCGTTAACCCTGCGTCAATTTGCGCAGACGTGCGGCAATAGTCTGCCGGGCGGTTTTCACGCTAATTTTGAAATAATGCTTTTCAGCAATAGCCAGCAGTTGATCGGCTTTTTCCAGCGTTTCCACATCGTCCACCCCAGCAGCCGTTTTCCGCCCATCTTCCCCGCGCAGCAGCTCCAGCCCGGCGAATTTGAACCACTTAGCGGTGATCTGCTCATGCAGCCGCCAGGTGTTTGCCACGCGGTCAAAGGTGCGCGAGAAATACGGCTCAATACTTTCCCCGCGTCCGGCAGATTCCTCCGCCCAGGCCAGCATCGTATCGGCCACAAACGTAGGAAAATTGCTGCGCAGCCGCTCCGGCGTGGCCTGCTGCTGGCTGATTGCGATATCAGCCCAATCCAGCGCCTTTTCCAGCTCGCCTACGTCAAACAGCCAGATCACGCACCAGGCCAGTATCGGGTTGGCGTAGCTTTGCCCGCTTGCCAGATAGGCTTCCACGGTAGGCATCCAGCGCGGCAGCAGCACATCACGCTTTAACGCGACACGATCGGCGATCAGCGGCAGGCTTCGGGCCAGCGCCACATCTTTTTCAAGTGCGGCAATCAGTACGTGCATACTTTCGCGGCTGTCCACTGCCTGGCTTTGTTTCAGGCGCTGTTCCGTGGCGATGCGCTGGCTGTGCCGTTGCGCGGGTGAAAGTGCCATTTATCAGCCCTCCGGTTGCTCTGTGACGGTGCCGATTGTTACCGCGCTTTCATCAATCGCGGCGTACAGCTCCGGCTCTTCAACCGCATAGCCTTCGTTGCGCAGGTATTTGTTTTCGTACTGCTTACGGTCTTCAACAAACTCCGCTTTACGCTGGCGCGTGTTGCGCTGGGTGTAGATGTGCAGGTTGCTCAGCGGTGTAACCACCATGCGTTTACCTGGCATGAACGGCGGGATAATGGCCTTACGGCCTGCAATAGTGCTGCCCAGCATCTGCGCCGCAATCTTCTCAGACGGGCGATCTGCTGCCTGATACAGTCGGTACTGCTCCGCTGCCACCAGGTCAGCGCCAACCAGCACCACCAGGCGCGGGTCATTACGGAACTGTGCCGGGATTTTGGTGTTAATCAGATCAGACGCCATAGCATCAAGGCCGCGGTAGTCGCCTTTATCATCAAGCACAATCGGATCGGTCATAATCTGATTGCCACCGTTGAAGGACTTCATGCGGGCATGCCAGCCAATATTCACATCCTCACCCATCGGGTTAGCGACCGGATCAGTGGTTTTGGCCACGCTGGTACCGTTGAAGCCGATGCGCAGCATATCCAGCGCAAACGCCTGATTAGAGAAAGTCTGCACCAGGTTGAAAAACTCGTTTTCCTCGCGCCCGGCGTTAGCCCAGACTGACAACAAATCCCAGCGCAGCGCGGCGCAGCTGTCCGTTTCAACCAGCTTATAGTCGTTACCATCCACACCAACACGACGCATAAAACGCCCGGTTTCATTACGCCCGGTATGCAGTGCGGAAGAACCCACGGAAACCACCTGGCCGGACAACTGATCCACATCGGCGCAGGTAATCATGTTCAGAAACTCGACAGCCTCCAGCAGCGCCAGACGTAGGCTGGTTTCCTGCGGGTCAGTCAGCGAGAAATAAAGACTCGCATCTTCCTGGCCATAACTTTTAGCCAGACCTGTGCAATATTGTTGCATCAGGTTTCGTGCACGTTGATTTAAAAACATAAAACTCCCTCGCTATAACGCGATAAATTAGTTAATCGTTAAGATGTTAAGCGCGGCGAATTAAATATATTTAAACTGCCCCGCTTTCCCCGGAATATTACGCCCTTTATTCGCACCGGGACTTTTATCCAGCGCACTAAAACGCTTAACAATTTCTTCTGCATTATCGCGAATAGCCGCAAACTCTTTGGTATCTACTACTTCGGAAATCATATCTACATCTTCCGACACTGAATTAAGCTGGGCTTCAATTTTACCCACGCGGCCTTCAAGTTCATTAAGAGCGCTAGCCAGTGCCTGAAGTTTATCGTCACTCGCTGGCGCATCTTCCGGTTGCGTTTCATCTTCAAACTTCGGCTTAATACCAAACAATTTCTGCCAGTTCTTCATCTTCTCTTCCTGTTTAATTTTGCCATCATGGGAAATTACACAACTGTAATATCCCCGTTTCGATAATTTGCGCCGCGTGCTAAAGCGCAGCCGTGTAGTGCCAACACTGGCGGGTGTATCAGTCACCGCCAGCCCCTTCAGGTATGTACGCCCACTGCCGCGCCAGTTCTCTTCCGGTTCGATAGAGAAGAAAAGCAGCTGATCTTCATGATTGGCAAAAATCAGGCGCATATTCGGGCAAAGGCTTACATATAATCGCGCCAGCCCATCATCACCGTCGTGCCAGGTGGCTTCCAGCACCTCACCAAAATTGCCGCAATCATCTTCATGTTCCGGCCAGATTAATGCGACATAGTGGCTATAGTCATAGGTTTCCCCCATATCAATAATCCACTGTCGTTTAATATCCCGACCATCGACGGTATCCCCTTCGGTAGCAACACACAGCCAGTCAGTTTTTAAATGAGACATATCCCCCCTTCGCGTTCTCACTGACGCTGCAAATAAATTATTGCTAATTAAACCCGGCAGCGCATTACGCTTTATTCTGTTCAATTCGGATATAAGCCATTACCGAACAGGCACGAATTAACCGCGCCGTTTTTTATCGTTGGCCACGGCATAATTAAATCTATGGCTAAATACTCAGAAGAACTAAAAGGCGTTGCGCGCGCTCTTTACCTGCGCCGCTATACGCCAAAGGAAATTGCATCAGAATTAAATCTGCCGAATACGCGGATCGTTTACTACTGGGCAGAAAAAAACGGCTGGGCGAATTTACTCAGCCATGAAAGCACAGAAGAAGCGATTGAACGCCGTTACCAGCTGCTTGCCAGCCGCGACAATAAAACCGATCTCGACCTGAAAGAAATGGATTTGCTGATTGCTCACGCCACGAAGCTGCGCGCACAAAGCAATAAGCATAAAGAGAAGATGGCCAGCGGCCAGGGGAACGGGCAAGCAGCTGCAGCGCGCGACGGTGGAGACGACGAACCGCGCAGTAAACGCAAATACAAGAAAAACGATATTTCATCACTCACCCAGGACGACTTTGACACCTGGGCAGACGAACATCTTTTTGGTTATCAGAAGCACCTGCGCCAGAACATTGGCCAGGCGGTGCGCAATATCCTGAAAAGCCGCCAGATCGGCGCGACCTGGTACTTTGCATTTGAAGCGTTTGAAAATGCGGTCATGACCGGCGATCCGCAAATCTTCCTTTCCGCATCAAAAGCGCAGGCGGAGGTTTTCCGCTCTTACATCGTCAACATTGCAGAGCAGTATTTTGGCATCACACTGACCGGCAACCCGATCCGCTTAAGCAACGGTGCAGAGCTGCGTTTTCTTTCCACCAACAAAAACACCGCGCAGTCATACAGCGGCCATTTGTACTGTGATGAATATTTCTGGGTACCGAACTTTGCGCGCCTGAACGAAGTGGCCAGCGCAATGGCCACACACGACAAATGGCGCACCACCTACTTTTCCACGCCATCCGCCAAAACGCACCAGGCGTACCCGTTCTGGACAGGTGAAGAGTGGAAGCAAGGCAGCAAGAAACGCAGCGCCATCAAATTTCCGTTATTCGATGAAATGCGCAACGGTGGCCGACTCTGCCCGGATGGCCAGTGGCGCTACATCATCACGATGGAGGACGCGATCGCCGGTGGCTTCAACCTGGCCAACATAGAGAAACTGCGGAACCGGTACAACGAAACCACGTTCAACATGCTCTATATGTGCGTGTTCGTGGACAGCAAAGATTCTGTTTTCAGCTTCTCCGACCTGGAAGCCTGCGGCGTTGAAATTGAGACCTGGCAGGATCATGACCCGGACGCAGCGCGGCCGTTCGGCAATCGCCCCGTATGGGGCGGCTTTGACCCGGCGCGCAGCGGTGATTTGTCCTGTTTCGTGATAATCGCCCCGCCTGAACTGGCTGTGGAGAAGTTCCGCGTACTGGCGGTGTTCAACTGGAAGGGCATGAACTTCCGCTGGCAGGCAAAGCAGATCGAAACCCTGTTCAAAAAATACAACTTTACCTATTTAGGCGTCGACGTGACAGGCATCGGCCAGGGTGTTTTTGACAACATCCAGCACTTTGCCATGCGCGTGGCCGTTCCGATCCGCTACGACCTGAACACCAAAAACCAGCTGGTACTGAAAGCCGCCGATGTGGTCGAAAGCCAGCGTATTGAGTGGGATAAAAACCTGAAAGAGATCCCGGCCAGCTTTATGGCCATTCGACGCACCACCACGCAAAGCGGCAATGCCATGACCTTTGTCGCAGACCGTAGCCCCGAAACTGGCCATGCGGAATCCTTCTGGGCGATTACTCACGCCCTGCACAACGAACCGCTGAACTATGAAAACAAACCAAAATCCCGCTGGGGAGTGAAGAAGGCAGCATGAAGAAAAAGAAATTTGTGAAACGTGGGCAGCGCGCCCAGCAGTCAAAGAAAATGAGCATTATCTCTTTCGGCAAGCCGGAACCGGTACTGACTACCGGCACGGATTACCGGGATATCTGGTACGACAATGGCGCTGACCATTTCACGCAGCCTATTGACCGCCTCGCGCTGGCACAGCTGATTAATCTCAACGGCCAGCACGGCGGCATCATCCACGCCCGCAAAAATATGATTATGTCCGATTACCTGGGCGGCGGTCTGACACACGACGAGCTGGAAGCGGCGACCTTTGATTTTCTGACCTTTGGCGACGTGGCGATCGCAAAAGTGCGCAACGGCTGGGGAGACGTGATCGGGCTGGAAGCGCTGCCCGGCCTTTACCTGCGCCGCCGTAAGGTTCGCGATGCGGATCGCAACGTGCCGGGTGATTACGTGGTACTGCAGGAAGGTGAACCACTGATTTACCCGGAAGAGGACATTATTTTTATCAAGATGTACGACCCGCAGCAGCACATTTACGGCCTGCCTGATTACATCGGCGGCGTACATTCTGCGCTGCTGAACAGTGAGGCCGTCATTTTCCGCCGTCGCTATTACCACAACGGCGCCCATACTGGCGGCATTCTGTATACGCGTGACCCCAGCATGACGGACGAAATGGAAGAGGAAATTGAACAGCAGCTGCGCGACAGCAAAGGGATCGGTAATTTCTCCACCATCCTGGTGAATATCCCTGGCGGAGAAGGTGACGCCATCAAGTTCATCGAAATGGGCGATATTTCGGCCAAAGATGAATTTGCCAGCGTGAAGAACATCAGCGCGCAGGACATACTGAACGCCCACCGCTTCCCGGCCGGGCTGGCGGGTATCGTTCCGCAGAATACCGCAGGGCTGGGCGACCCGGAAAAGGTCGAACGCACATACAAAAAAAACGAGGTACGCCCCCTACAGCGCCGTCTGGCGATGTCGGTGAACAGCGATCCCGAAGTTCCGCCGCGCCTACATCTAAATTTTGCAGATGAATCAACTGATAAGGGTGCAGCATGAGGCGAAACAGGCTAAAATCCAGGCATATTTTGACGGCCGGAGAATGGAACATGCGCGTACTGAAAATTGAATGCCCGGAATGTGGCGCAAAAGCCGTAATCCGTAAAACCAACCGGAAACACCGGCAGATAGCGGATATCTATTGCGCCTGTTCAGATGTGGAGTGTGGGCATACCTTTGTTATGAATTTGACGTTCTCCCACACTCTTAGCCCCAGCGCTAAAACGGGCGACGCTCTGGTTCAGCAGCTGCTTAACTCACTTTCCCCGAACCAAAAGCAAATGGCACTGGACTTACTTAAAGCCGCACCCGCCGCGTGAAACGCCCCCGCTCTGGGGGCTTTTTTCATCATAGGCATCCAGCTTATTTTGCAGATCGGCCGTCAGTTCTCCCAGCCATTCCAGCGCGACATCTTTTTCATCACCAGAGCAGCCGCCCCTTGATACCAATTTGGTGAATAAGGCGATACGCCGCAGCGCTATCGATTCAAACAATAAATCCTGCACAAGCATCCTCCCATGCAACAACTGTATGTTTATACAGTATAAATTTAAGCACGTAATGTGAAATGTAATTTTTCAAATTTCACCTATTAATTGATATATTTCACACGGTTATAGCGTTCACAACGCCTACGCCCACCCCGGCCACAACTCTTGTCCAGCCTCCCCTTTTCTTTCCTGCAGCCGTCCATTTTTATAAAACAACGCAGAGCGGCCATAAATCAGCCCGCCGCCACGCATCAAAATGGCTATTTCTTCATCAGAACCAACATACCCCCGTTTATGCAGTTCCAGTTTTAACCGCCTCCGGGTTCCACCCTCCGTACAGTTATTGACAGAACTCCAAGGGTGATTAAGGTCAAGGTCAAAAGCAGCCTCCGCTGCCGCTTCGGCTAACTTCGCAACCTTCTGCCACTTCACCAGGCGCGTACAAATCTCAGAATCTGGCACGTGAGGGGAATAGATGCCCTGGACGCGCTGCACGTCCTCCGCATATTCATTACCCTGTTTCGTTATCTCATAGGCCAGGCGAACGGTCAGATCCTTACGCGCAACAAACGCCCCGCCCTGGCATTCGGTGTATGCGCGCCAGTCACCTACGTCAGCAGCAAAACGCACGTTGTCCATATCTTCCGTGGGTAGAATCTGCTCTTCCCCCGGCAGGCGGCGCAGTTCACGCCAGACCGTGACCGGCGCACCACCAATCTGCTGAAACTGGCGAATGCGCCAGCGGGATGCCCAGGCCGAAACCGCTTTGGCCATATCGCGCAGGTTCTCCCCGGTTTCATCATCGGTTTCGCCGTCTAGGGAAAAACCATCAATATTTTTCGAAATATATTTGGCGATATAGCCGGTGGCTGACCCCTTTTCCGGATCGATAGGCTCAACGTGAAAACGCGCCTTAAGCGCGTGGGGTGTCTGTAACTCTTCTGAATCGGTGATTCTGGCGTGATAGCAGAGAATATCGCGCACCACATCAACATCTTGCGGGCGCATAAAAAGAAGCATGTGCCAGTGTGGTGTGCCGTCATGGTGTGGCTCTACAACACGGAAGCCAAAAGCATGAATACCGGCGCGAGAGATCGCCGCGCGGGCTTTAGCCCATACGCCGCATAAATAACGCTGGGTATCCTGCGGGCTGCAGCCGTTCCACTGCGATACAAAACCGCCCTTGCTATGTACTGCATGGAAGCGTGAAGGCGCTGTGATGGTGTAGAACTCGCCCGCCAGCCCCTCTTCGTTTGCGATATCTTCAAACCCGCGCATACGCACCATTAGTTCACAGCGACGTATCGCCGGATTGGCCACGCTGCCGTGAACCATATCAGCCAGCGATACTCGATCGCCCTGGTCGTTAATCAGGTCGAATTTTCTGAAAAACTCCGCATTACGCTTTTTCTGCTCTACCCACTCGCCCAGGGTGCTACGGGAAACATACGCGCTGGCCGCTTTCTGCACCTGGCCAACGGCGATCGCGAAATGCTCGCGCTGCACATCACGCGCGCGTTTCAGGCGTAACCGCCACCATTCAGGGGCAATCATGCGCAAAATGCCAGATTCAGCTTTTGGCTGATCCAGCTGGCCTTTGGCCTCAAACTCTTTCCAGTACGGTGGCTGATTGTTCAACATCAGAGAGCATTCACCAAGATTGCGGTATGCCTCCAGGGTGCGGTGATACAGCTCCAGTTCATCTTCCGTGCCGGCCGGCAGCTGATCAGCAAAGTCATACAGACATTCCGCCATCCAGCGCGATACCTGATCGGCCAGCTTTTTCAGCTCGGTACGGTCAAGGGATGGCAAGCGCCCCAGCGCCTTACTGAATGGAAGATCTGAAACGTCAGCGGCCAGCTTGTAGCGCGCGGCTACTTTGCGCAGGCGTGGCAATACGTTCCCGCCGATAGTCTTGCGCAGGAACGTATTGGCACGACGGCGCCCATCACGGCCAGCCAGCAGCTTTTCGTAACGGCTACCAAAATACCCGGCTAACCAGTCGGGTATCTCGTGAAGGTATTGTGAGCGCCAGGCGTAATCCTGCGGGTTTTTAGCCCACAGGCGGCGCTCTGTGATTGTTGCGCCTGCAGGCGTACCCGGCGCGAACGTGTCACGCCGCCAGCTATCGACGGCATGACATTGTTCATTAATGGCCAGCGTCATGCTGCACCCTGGATAGCTGGCGATTTAAGGATCAGCTCGGCGGCAATTTTCTGGCTATCAGCTGCAGCACCAACGCTTCGCGGGGCATTAATACGAATAGCCTGAAAACCAGCATAAAGACAGCGCACGGTTTCAAGGTCGCTGTTTGACGCAACGACATTAATCCCAGCAGCAGACAAGCGGCGCAACTTCCGTGACAAGCGCCCCTGATCCATATGCGAGAAACCGCGCTCGTGATAGGCGGTGAAGTTCCCGGACTCAGTCAGATAAGGCGGATCGCAATAAACCACGTCGTACCCATCCCGAACCATATCAAGGGTTTCTGAATAGCTGGCACATACAAACGTGGCGCGCTTAGCCTTTTCGGCAAACGCTTTAATTTCGTTTTCTGGGAAATATGGTTTCTTGTATTTGCCGTAAGGAACGTTGAAGCGGCCGGATTTGTTATACCGGCACAGACCGTTAAAGCCGTGGCGGTTCAGATAAAGAAACAGCGCTGAGCGCCACTCTGGATCGTCGTTATGGTTGAAAGAATCGCGGTTGTCGTAATAGCCTTGCTCGCTGTTATATTTCTCAAACAGAAGCGCAGCACGGTCAATTAGATCAAACGTATTAGTGGCCGCTTCACGGTAAAAACCAATTAAATCCGGGTTAACGTCTGCAATCAGATATTCGTCATACTCCGTATTCATCATTACAGAGCAGGAACCGGCGAACGGCTCCACCAGGCGCTTACCTTCCGGCAGGTGCTGCAGCAGTTGCGGCATCAGGCGGGCTTTGCTGCCCACCCATTTCAGCGGGGTTTTAACGGCCATAATCACCCCCGCAATTCAGCAAGTCAGATACGCCGCCAGATACAACATAGGTTAACGCCTCAAGCGGGGACATTGTGCGGATAGACAGAACCACCCAGCCATCAGTACCCGCGATGACTTCATTTACCGGCAGAACATGGGTAATGGCTGCAGCCCACTCCCGGCCAGTATATTTTCCGTGTTTCCACTCGCACAGAGAAAGGAGATCCCCAACCTTATAGGAGCGGTCATTCTTACGCAGTTCGGCTTTCTTCTGGCCAGCAACAACCGCGTTAAGGTATTTAGGTGCGATTTTTACCTGGTGAATTTTGATAGTCATACAGCACCACCTTTAAACATCTCTTCGGCTATCAGTTCGGCGCTCAATTCATCAAAACAGCGTACTGCAGCAATGGCTTGTGCCAGGCTTTCCGGTGAAGGAAAAAAAAGCCCCGCTTTCGCCGCTTCTTCTTTCCGACGCGCACGCAGTTCATCCAGCCCAGCCAAAGTACGTTTCATGTTTCCGTGGGCCTCAAGTCCCCAAATCAGACGATTCAGTTCAACGTCAGTCAGACGCTCATTCAGTTCCATGCCGCGCCTCCTTTACTGCTGATAGCTGCAGCCTCTTCACGAATCAGTTCGATAATTTCTACGGCGCTCAAACCTTCAACGGCGGCGTGCGTGGCCAGCTTATCCAGGCGGGTAGAAAAGAAATCTGCGGCGGCAGTTCTGCCGTCATGCACGGCGATTTTCAGCATCTCCTGGAAGTTAGCCGCGGGAGTAGAAACGGTAATATCTCTGCGAATCTGGGCCATATCGGTTTCCTTAAGGCAAAAGAACCCCCGGCCACCAAAGCGATGGCCAAAAATTCAGGTAGCTAATTAGTGAAGAAAGGTGGTGTTAGTGACTGCGGTATAGTTCGGTGCCGGTATTCGGTGCAATTCAAAAGCATGCCGCCACCACTCCTGGATCATTGCCTTAATTTCACCAGCACCAAGCGAACCAGCGGCATAGAAAACCGCGCGGATTCCGGCAACGGCTTCAATCTGTGATTCTTTGCTTTCGGCCTCGCGGTATACGCAGCACCAGAAAGCAGCGTTAAGCGCAAGCCAATGGCGCTGATTAGTAAGATGCTCGGTATCGTTAAAAAAGAATGGATGCAGACTTATCCGACCATTTGCGACGATGCTCTTATCAAAAAACGCTTCCTCGTATTCGAATGGAACACGCCACGCAGATAGCTCTTTTGCCAAAATCTTGCGATCAACTGAAATAATGCTCATTCCTGAACTCCCTGCTGTTTTGCCAGCATTGTCAATACTGCGTTCGGTGCGACAACCATCTGCACCTCGCTGTTATGGATTGGATTGCACTGCTTGCGCGGTTCAGACCGTGCAGCTGTGCGGCGGGAAAAGTCGCTATCACGCAACGAACCGAAACCCTCAAACGTAACGCGCGCATGGGAAATGCCCTGGCGCAGCTGAATCATCGCCCGATAGTCGAGGCGCTCGAACAGCTCCCGCCAGCTGCAGCGGCTTAATGCTGCTTTGAACACATCAGATCCGGAATTAACGCCAGCAGCGTGAAGCACTACGCCGCGCCATTCCGATGTTAACTTGTCCCACCAATCCGCCGCTGCGCTGCTGTTACTAAAATGCTTGCGCCGAATGCGCGCCAGCTGCGCCAGGTTCTTTTCCTGCTGTGTCTTGTTAACGGCCATTGCGCCCCCTTGCCAGAATCGCGGCGATGGATGAAACAAAATGCAGGACGCGGCCAGCTTTCTGCGGCTGGTGAGCATTGACGTTGAATTTGTAGGAGTGGCCAGGGTTCCAGCGCTGTCCGTTCGGCAGCTCCAGCCAGCCAGTGGAACCGCTGGCCAACTGTGGCGGCGGTGACTGGCGTTTGAGGTAAGTAACAAACGGTTTTATATTCATAGCGATCCCTCACATCAGGCCAGCAGCGCCGCTTGTCACAACATCGACAGCAGCGGCCAGAACCGGCGCGGATTGGAAACGGCTTTCGACGGCATACGCCAGCACTGAAAGGCTGCGGATAGCGTCACGGGCACGATCAAGGATTTGATTCTTACGGTCAGCGGTCATGCGTTCTTCTGATACCGCTTGCCCAGCAATCGCGCCAACGTGGGCGGTAGCTGTCAGCGCGCAATACTGCATATTTTCGCCGGTAGCGTTATTTACCGGTACAGATGGCAGGCAGTTGATTTGGCTCAACAGCCCATCAAGCAAGCGCGCATCTTCGGTGTAATCGGTAATAGCCAGCAGCTCGTCACAGGTAAGGCGATGCGGTTGAACCGGGTTTAACTTATTGCGCAGGATCTGTGGACGCATACCAATAGCAGCGGCCACATCTTCCAAATTGTGCGACAGCGTAAACGCTCGGCAAGCAGCATCAAAATGTGCATGTTTGGAAGTTTGGTAATCAAACATAGTCAGCACCCTCTCAGCGTTTCAAAATCGAGTCAGTTAAGTACGATGTTGCAACCCGCAAGAGCGTCTATGGTCATAGCCGCAATATTGATCATCACTTTTTCACGCTTTTTATCTTTACGAAGGCGGTGTCTAACTAAACGGCCATCGGCAAGCATTGCATTGATGGTATCGATGGATAACCCTGTGAGTTCGCTATACTTTTCTACTGATACAGATGGTACTGCCAATGTGATTGAAATATGGTTAGTCATAAGGCAACATCTCCCTTTTTAGCTGTGTTGAGTGATAATGAACCCTCGTTAATCACATTTTGAAATCACGCAGACTATATGATCACATTTTGAAATCGTCAACCTAAAAAGTTGTCAAGGTGAAATCAATGGACTTTAGTACAGGTGGAAGAGGTGCAATTGAAAGAATGGTGGAAGCCTATGGCTTCACCACTAGGCAGTTGCTATGTAAACAGTTGGGCGTTTCGAAAAGCAGCCTAGCCACCAGATACATGAGAGATTCGTTCCCTTCTGATTGGGTTATCCAATGTGCCCTTGAAACAGGCTCATCACTTGAGTGGTTAGTAACCGGTATCGGAAGTATGAAAAACGACTTAACTTCCGATGTAGTCCGTTTACCTCACAAAAAAATTATCGAAGGGAAAATGCTCGACTCTTCTTTTTATTTTTTTGACAAAGCCTTGTTGCCACAAGACCTGTATAAACCTGTAATTATTTCGGAAGGTAACGATATTTTCCTTACGGACTTCGGCTTCACTGAATTAACTGATGGGAAATGGATTCTTGAAATTGAGGGTAAAATGAGCATCCGCAGCATTACTCGAATCCCGGTGGGAAAAATTAAGGTTGATAACGACAAATCTTCTTTTGAGTGTTCTTTGGAAGATATAAAAATTATAGCAAAGTGGCATTCCACTCTTTTTTCCCATTAATATTCGCTACTGGAAAATCATTATGACTAACACAAGCAATAAAGTTGAACGTGGTATCATTACCTTCTTTGATTTTGAGAAATTCGGTCTTTATCAGATATTACAAGGAAAGCCACCAAAGTTAATGGAGTCAAATATGGACTCAGTTTTGGAGGGTTTAAGAGAGTGGATCTCTTCTCGTTCAGTTTTACAGTCTGTACCGTGGGGAAATCAAAGCAATCGAAGAATTAAAGCTTTTTGTAAAAATCTATCTTATGATAAAGAAACAGGTGATTATTTATTTGTTATCTGGAAAACGATCGGAGATAGTAAAGGTGATATCCAAGGTATAGAAGCCAATAGCATGATAGATGAAACCTCAGACAATGTTGTTTCAGCTTCTGAAACGCAGGATGGAAAAAATTACATCTGGGGTCTTCCTTGTTACTACTGGGTTATACCTGAATACAATAAAGTTGCTTCCATTAGATTTCCTAGCTCCTATGCTGACACGGATCTTTTCTGTCAATACATAAAAGCTTACGTTGATTATAGGTTTGAGGATCCTTGTAAAGTCATTCATGATATAGAAATACCGCGGAAAGGTAATCCTGAACCCTCAATGTTCAAGCGGGTATTTTTTAAAAAAGGAAAACATAGCCTAACTTTCAAAGTTTTGGCAAAACAGACGCGAAAAATAACAAAAGGTGCAAATATTGCAGAACTTTGCAAAAAGATCACACATATAGTTTATCATGATGTGATTGAAACTAACGTTCCTGACTCAAGAACAGAATGGCAGAAATTATTTGATAAATTTGGAGGCATATTTTCCAATAGTTCTCCTGTGTTATCGAAAAGACATAAAGTTGAATTATTAGTAGAAGGCCAACCTTCGCCGGAAGAGTTTGAACGACTAATTGAAGAATATTTGGAGGATTACGATCCAGTAGAAATCTCAGAAAATGACGTTACTGTTTCCGATGATAGCACTGATGAGAAACAAGATAAAAATCAGGTACGTATAGGCTTTAAGGTTAATGGTAAAAACGGTGCAACTACCTGGCTTGACGAATATGTTTTACGTCATGAAATTTATACTAGCCTTGGTAATAGAAACAAACATTATTCTTCATCTTATTTGTTGAGTATAGTTAAAAGCCATAGAAAAGATTTAATTGATTATTTAAAAGAAGATAATATTAAAGAAACGGATGAAGAATTAAGTTATACTAAAGCAGATAACGACGGAGAAGGGAACGTTACAGGTTTGGGGGCTTAATATGATATTAAAACATTGGAAAAAGCATCTCTTGTTAATAGCATTGTTTGGTTATATCGCTATTAACTTTGGTGCGCTTTATAAATATAGTGATATAAAAGATGTGTTATCTACATTGCAAAATATATCAGCCATGATTTTTACTATTGCCGGAATTTGGCTCGCATACATATACCCTAAAGCAATCTCTGCAATTGTTAAGCCATCTACTTTAAATAGAGAAAGACTTGGTGATACTTCATCAAGTAATGAGGTGGTCATTTCAGAAAAACCTCTGACAACTGAAGAAAGAAAATCCATAGACAAAGATATCAAGCGTATCACCATGATCGTTGAGACAATTATTGTTTCTGCTTTTGTAATATTCGCCATCGTTTTAATTAACGCATTTAAACCTATTCTTTCTAACTTTGACTTAGTTAAAAACAACTTAGAAATATTCAATAAATTTGGTTGTTTCGTATCACTTTCCTTAGTCTATTTACAGCTAGTATCTTTATTCACGATTATTTCTAGCAACGTAGTTTTCTTGAACGACATTCATAATGAGAAAAATGATAACGAACTTAATCGACTTAAATAATCAATGTTTAAGTCGATGTTTCTTATACATTGACACTGTATATATGACCAGTAAACTCTCCTAAATTTTTAGGAGAGTTTATGGCTATAAGAAAACAGAATAATGGAAAGTGGTTATGTGAATGCTACCCTGCCGGACGTTCTGGACGCAGGATACGAAAACAATTTGCAACCAAAGGTGAGGCAATGGCCTTTGAGCGCCACACAATGGATGAAACCGCCTCTAAACCGTGGCTGGGTGATGTTGTTGATCGCCGCTCTTTAAAAGACATTGTGAACCTCTGGTATAAACTGCACGGTATATCTCTTTCGGCTGGCGAACACGTATACGGAAAACTACTGCTGATCGTAGACGCACTAGGAAACCCTCAGGCTACATCGCTAACCCCAAAAATGTTTGCTCATTACCGCGATAAACGCCTAACCGGAGAGATTTATTTCAGTGAAAAATGGAAGAATGGCGCTAGCCCTGTAACGGTTAATCTTGAGCAAAGTTATTTAAGTGGTGCCTTTAGTGAACTGATACGCCTAGGCGAATGGCTCCAGCCAAACCCTCTTGAAAACATGCGAAAATTTACCATTGCTGAAAAGGAAATGGCCTGGCTGACTCATGACCAGATTGCAGAGCTTCTGTATGACTGCCAGCGTCAGAACGAGCTGTTGACGCTGGTTGTGAAAATTTGCCTCAGTACAGGGGCTAGATGGAGAGAAGCTGTCAATCTGACAAGGTCTCAGGTAACGAAGTACCGCATCACCTTCACCAGAACGAAGGGAAAGAAAAACCGAAGCATCCCTATCAGCAAGGAGCTATATGAAGAGATCACCGCTCTAAAGGGGTTCAAGTTTTTTGATGATTACTATTTTCAATTTGCATCAGTGATGGATAAAACTTCTATCATCTTGCCGCGTGGCCAGCTAACACACGTTCTTCGCCACACCTTTGCAGCTCACTTTATGATGTCCGGGGGAAACATACTCGCCCTGCAAAAAATACTGGGGCACCACGATATAAAAATGACTATGCGCTATGCCCACCTCGCGCCAGATCACCTTGAAACTGCGTTAAGGTTTAACCCCTTAGCTACTATGCAAAATGGCGATAAAATGGCGGCAGCGGTTGCCACTCCCTAA